TTAAACTCCCAGCTAAAAGCGATGGGACGCCTGATTGGGAGTTTATGGAGAATTATATAAAATCGCTTCCTTTTAGTTCTCAAATCTAATATACGAATCAGTTCCTTCGGGAGCTGTTTTTTTATTTAACGGCTGCCTTCGTTAAGGGCAGATGTTCTATTAAGAAATATTCTTCCTTTTCTTTATTAGGACATCTCTTATTGTATAGAGCTTATAGGTCAGAACTTATAGGATAAGGGCTTATATAATATATATTATATATATATGTATAGGCGTGTCCATTTTTTTACACCCTCTTTTCAAAACTTTTGTCAATACCTTTGTTACGGCTTTGTTACATTTTCTTGAGGATACTGCTTTTGCTTTAATTATTTGTAACAAAACTGTAACACATTTTCTTTTAACAAAATTAAAAGTTTATACATAATAATATCCAGAAACAGCACAGATGATTGTTCTGTCGCTTCAGCATAATTACAATGCTTGATTTCCTAAATTAACGCAATTTTATATCGTCTTTCGTGGTTTTGCTTAATCCACGCTAAAAAAAGCACTCCGGCTCATCCCCGGATGTATGAACCGTTAGAGGGCGTGTGACTCCTATTTGTAGCAATACAGATGGGAGTATAAGTCCAGCTCGGTGCGACTGTCCTGCTTGGCGAAAGCCATAGGGGGGCACTCGAATAGACCTGATGAGTCTCCGTGGTAAGAGCAGACCTGGACACGGCGCTTAAATGAGCGATAAGAGTGGTGCATGAGGATGCACGGGATTTGATGATGAAACGGATACCTGCGGCTCCATTACGTCATAAATCCCCCTTTGTGAGTATAAGGCTATTTGATGCCTTGTACTTACAGGGGGGGGGAGTGAGCCGTGTTCCTGCTCACCACCCGTCATGGGTTGCTTCGCTTTTAAGAGTTTACAAGTTTAATAGGCTCACTCCCACGGGGGTGAAAAAAATATAAAAGTATAAAACTTACTTAACAAAAAAGCAAATCTATATATAATACCATCAGGTTGCGATAAGGCATCCGAAATCCTCCTTCTTATTTCATCTTATTTTGCTCGGTGCGTGGAATCAACTACCCAACGACTAAAGTCGTGGGCTTGATAGCCCTATGTTGACCAGGCTAAGGTTTGAAACAGAACCTATATCTATGTGAGAGTCCCGCACTGGGCGCCTTTTTAAACTTGAGGGGGTCATTAAAATGAGAATAAAAAATAGAACTAAATATAATGTCGAAAAAAGTAAGATAAAGAGAACTCTTGAAATAGATGGAAAAGAAATTGTTTTCGATAGTGAGTTGGAAAAGAGGTATTTTGTGGACGTCGTCCTTCCAGGTGTGAAAAGCGGAGATATCGTTAAGTACGAGCTACAGCACAAATATATTTTACAGCCTGCATATGTCACTAAAGACGGTAAAAAAGTACGTGAAATAGCGTACATAAGTGACTTTGAGCTTTATATGGCATCTGGAGAGCATATAACGGTAGATGTTAAAGGGATGTTGAAGCCGATAGATATTCTAAAACATAAAATTCTATTACACAAATATCCTGAAATAGATTTCCGCCTGATTGGTTATTCCAAAATCGACGGCGGATGGGTGCCACACAGTGTTATAAAGGCAGGCAGAAAAACAAGAAAAAAAGCTAAAAGAGAAAGGACTCAAAAATGAGTCCCTTTTTTATGTCGTTTTTATTTTTCTTTTCCGCATTTCCCTTACAAGAGTAGATTTTGAAATCTTGGTCATTTTCTCTACCTGAGTATAAGAATATTTATCAAGCAAGTCCAGAGCCATATTTATCTGTGTTTCAGTAAACGATTTTGGCCGGCCCTCTCTGAAGCCAGGTTTTGTTTTGGCAATAGCCTTGCCTTCAGTCGTTCTTTCTACAATCATATCTCTTTCAAATTCGGCAAATGCGAAAAAAATGTTTCGTATTAGCTTACTTGCAGGCGTATCGTCCATAATGCCTATGTTTAAAATATGTACCTTAATACCTTTATTTATAAGGTCGGAAACCAGCTCACTTCCCTGCGTCAAGCTTCTTGCTATTCTGTCCAGCTTAGTAACAATAAGAGTATCTCCAGCTTCAAGTGATTCAATTGCTTTATTAAATTCAGGTCTATCCGTTTTTGTTCCTGTAAATGCATCTTTATATATAATGGAACAGCCAGCTTCCTTTAATGCTCTCTCCTGTTCCTCCAGACTGTTCCCATTTGTAGCTTGCCCTTTGGTTGATACCCGTGCGTAACCAATAATTTTTATGCTAAACAACTCCTCTCCATGATAATAGTTTTGACCATAAGTTTTGACCATGCTCTATGTGTCTATTTTAGCGCAGCCGTCAATCATAGTCAATACTTTTAAGTTTTGATTATACCAAAAACTTTGTCAACACCTTTGTTACAAGATTGTTACATTTTTAGGAGGTCACTTTACATTTACGTATAAACGTATATAATAAAGATGTAAACAGTTAAACAATAAAACAAAGAAACAGAAAGGAGGAGTTTAAAGACGATGAAAGCAAAGTTGACCACTACCATAGATGCAGATATTTTAAAGCAAATAAAAATTTACGCTATTTCAAAAGACTTAAAGCTGAACCAGATTATCGAAGAGCATTTCAAAAAATTATTATCACAAAAATAAAAAGCTTCACTTCTAAATCAAAATTCTCAAATACAAAAATCTCTGAATAGAAAAATTAAAAAAAATATCGGGCCGGCTCCCGAAAAAGCCGAAGGAGGATGTTTTATGACTATATCTACTAAAACCATTGAATTAAGAGATTATAACGACACTCAGCTGAGAAAACTTTATATTTACAACGAGGGAAACGCTTTTGTAAAAAGCTTTTTTTCAGAGTTTACCAAGTACTTAGAAGAACACGATTTAAAAGTTGAGGTTTATTTTAACAACACTCGTAGTGCACATCTTTTCAATATCTTTGTACTGCCAGCCAGCGTTAAAAGAGCAGGACAGGCACGTTATCAACACAGACTGGACTACATAGCACACATGGAGACTACGGGTCCTTGGGTCAAGACAGAAAAAAGTGCACTTTTCAGGCGATTTGTTCAGCTCTTTGAGGAGGTAAAAGAATATGTGGAAGAGGGATAATCCCTCTTCCACTCACTTTTATGAGGAGGATTTTATTATGCGTTATTATCATACCAGGATAAAAATACATGACGATATGACTGGAAAAAGTCTGCTCGTCGGGGGCATACATACTGCATCTGAGGAGCTTGTAGCAGACTGGATACTCGGAGGCTATCTTAAGCCTAAGGACATGCTTATACCTCCCAAGGGAGAGCTGGTTGAAGAACTAAAAAAGGTTCCTGTAGGGGACGAGTATAGGAACTTTTATTATTGCTACATAAAAGTCGAAGATGACGAAGAAGAAAACGACAAGGATTTTGTACCGAGTTATAAGTCTGAAAAGCCTGAAACTAAAAATTCTAAAATAGAAAATGATATTAATATAAAAATTTTTAAAAGAGAAAATATTATAACAGAAAATTTCAAGAGTGAAAAAATTGAGTCTAAGCCTGTCCAACTATCCATCTTTGACATCGCAAAGTATTGACAAAAAGACAGTTTTTGTGATATAATTGTAAACAGTAAAACAATAAAACAAATATAATGTTTCGGAGGGTGAGGCTTGAAGTTATACTTAACGGACAGTGCTTCGCAGGAGATGTGGAATGAAGACGAAAAAGACCTCTTTTTTAGTTACACAGAAGGTCAAAAAACAGTCGCCAAAATTCTGGCTTTTGGCGAGGAACTTGAATATAAAAAGCTCGCAAGCCAAATCAATGAAATACTTTTAAACGCATATGACAAGTATTATGAGGTTTACTATTGCCGTGATTCAGAGTTTATAAAGCGGGAAGCTTTTCCCGTATTGAAAGAACTAATAGCTAAACTTCGAGCTATAGTACATCAAATGATTGTACTTAATATTGTAAAAAAAGGAAATATACCAAATTTTATTTATAATCCAGGGCCGATGGAGCATAAAAACGTCGATTTTCGAAGGCTCGCAGCAGTGTGTTATGGGCTATTAACAGAACTTCATAGCCATGAAATAAACCGTATTTTTCACGTTTAAATTTGCTTTCCGTTTTTTCTCTCCTTTTTTATGCATTTATATAAAACCTCTTTTCTCTATTTTCCTCCCCGAAACTGTGGAGGTTTTTTTATGCTCAAAAATTTTTACTATTAGCACGTCTTGGACTTAACAAATCAAAAAAAATTTATATAATACCAATGAACTATAACTGTTTAATTGTAAACAGTTTTTTTATTTTCAACACAAAAGAACAAAAGGAAGGAGGCGGCTCCTATATGACATGGGAGATTTTTGTGGGGTTGCTTGCAGCCGTGGGAGCCTTGGTTGGGCTGGTGGCACCTATCATTAAACTGTCTGCAAACATTGCAAAGCTTAACATTAACATCATCACTATGACAGAGACAATTAAAGGCATATCAGCGAAAACTGATAGTAATGAGGACTCTATCCACGCACTGGACATAAAGACCACACAGCATGAACTAAAGATACAGGACCATGAAAAACGAATTTCAAATTTGGAAAAAAAAGATTAATTGGAGGGATTTATTATGAAAGGTATTCTAAACGCATTAAATTTTATCAATGACAATTGGGCGACGATTATAGCCATCGTTGGACTTATCGTTGCCATTACAGGGAAAACGGTTCAGTTTTTCAGGCTTAGCAAAGAACAGAAAAAAGCTTTTGTAACGACACAGATATCAAACATGGTTTTACACCTTGTCGCTGAAGCTGAAAACCTGTATGGCTCTAAAACTGGAGAGATTAAGAGGTCTTATGTCTTCGACAAAATTTACACCACTTTCCCAGAGCTGCAGAATTTAATCAGCAGAGATGAGCTCGAAAGAGTTGTTGATGACGCCATCGAGTCGGCCCTGGAAAAGATAAAAGACATCTTAAAGAAGAAAACTGAAGTTGAAGCTGGCGAGGAGGCGATATGATGCTCTATACAAATAGCCCGCTTGTTGACTATATAAAAATAAGTCCCAACAGGACAAGTCCTCGCAACCACGCAATCGACACCATCACCATCCACTGTACAGCAGGACAAGTCAGCGTTGAACGCTTGGGAGAGATGTTTGCAGACCCGAACAGGAAAGCATCAAGCAGTTACGGCATTGGGCCAGACGGTCGTATTGGACTCTATGTTGAAGAAAAAGACCGCTCTTGGTGCTCCAGCAACGCCGCCAACGACCACAGGGCTATCACGATAGAGGTGAGCTCTGAGTCTGTACATCCATATAAGGTCACGGATGCAGCCTATCAGTCGCTCATAAAGCTGCTTGTAGACATATGCAAAAGAAACGTCATCCCAGAGCTCAGATGGAAAGCAGATAAAAATCTTATTGGCCAGCCAGACTTGCAAAACATGACGGTTCACAGGTGGTTTGCTGCGAAGGCTTGCCCAGGCGACTTTTTATATGAAAGACACGGAGAGATAGCCGCAGAGGTAAACAGACGGCTGAAGGCAGAAACAACTACGCCTGCAAACGACTTGTTGGATAATAAGCCGGACAAGTATGCCCAAGTGGCCGTCGACTGGGCGGTAAAAAACGGCATCATGAGGGGAAACGACAAGGGCGACCTTATGCTACATAGTCCTATCACGAGACAGGACATGCTGGTTATACTGGAACGCTTCTACAACCTTATAAAAAGCGAAAGATGATGAATAAATATACAACGGATTAGGAGGTGAGGTTTACATGGCAGTAAAAGGCGGGAAAGCTCGCAAAAGTAAGTATGATGCATACGTCAAGCCTTACCTTGAAAAAGTGGAGCAGTGGTGTAGAGAAGGCGTAACAGAGGCAGATATAGCGAAGCGTTTGGGAGTCTCTCATAACGCTTGGAACGACTATAAGAATAAGCACCCAGAACTCAAGGAGGTAATCCGCGATGGAAGAGCTTCTCTTGTTTCAGATGTGACGAACTCTCTTATTAAAAGGGCACTTGGATATGAGTACACTGAGCGGAAAAGAGTCATCGGAAAAGTCTACGACAAAAATGGAAACTTTATTAGAGATGAGGTCATACAAGAGCAAGAAGTGGTAAAGCACGTTCCTGCGGAAGTTGCAGCTATTTGTGCACTATTGCGAAACTATGACAGACCGCACATTACTGGCAGAGAAGATGCTTGGGCAAATAGCGACCAGTATTGCATAGAGAACAAGAAAGCAGAAAAGGCACTTAAGAAAAAAGAACTTGAGTTGAAAAGGAGACGGCTGGAAACTGAAATAGCGGAGGAGGTCAAGCTTGATGAGGAAGAGACTGAGGAAAAATAGGTTTTTCTTTTTACGATTGCATTTTAACGGAAACAATGTATAAAAGAGTGCAAAAACAAAAATTTAAAATTGGTATTTTAAAGGAGTGAATAATATGAAAATCACATACTTTAATAAAGAGATATGGTGGCAATGGGCATGGAATTTTTGGAGAGTTGGAATTGAAGTAGATTTTGATATTCGCAAATACAAGTATTTTTCTCTCAAATTGTATTTATTGTTATTTGCTATTAAGTTGTATTTTGAGTGGAAATAAATAATTATTCACGGCTGAAAGGATAAAGGATGGGATTGATGATGTTTGATTTGAACAGCTTTTATTACAGTAAGCAATGGCGGGCATTGTTGAAACAAATTAGATTGGAGCGGATGGCTCAGAACAACCTGCGTTGCGAGCGTTGCGGCAAACCTCTGTTTAGACCTGGGGATTGTATTGGGCATCACAAGATACCTTTGACGCCTGCCAATGTCAATGACTGGAATATCTCTATGAACCCAGCAAACATTGTACTAATTTGTCTCAAGTGTCACAATGCTGAGCATAAGCGTTTTGGTAGTTTTGAGAAAGAGGTTTTTATTGTTTATGGACCGCCTTTCTCTGATGCTGAAAGTTTCACTGAGGAACATCGTCAGGTCGGAGACTTAGTCATATCCATGGATAAAATTTGGGAGATGCTAACAGGGAACCCATATGATAAACATGGACAGCTTAAATCTATAGCATTTAATATTTGGGATTTACTTTTAGAAAAAGTAAAATACAGGGCTGGCAAATGGGTTACGGCTTATATAATCGGCGGATTTCCATTTGCAGGAGAACGTGAGCGTTTAGCGGAAGAGCTGGGAGCTACGCTATTGTTTATGGATACGCCTAGGGAAACTTGCATAGAGCGTCTACATAGGGCTGCGGAAAAAAACAGCTATATAAACGTTCAGGAGTATCTTAGGTACATCGACGAGTGGTTTGAGCGTTTCACGCCAGATGAATAGGAGGTAGGCATACTTATGGTAGTTGCTGTTATTATGGTAATCATTTTAGTTGTTGGGTTAAAGCTCTTAGGGGTTGAGCTTGATGGGAGGCTTATTTCAAAACTAATAGAGTTCTTTATCACGATTTTTGTGCTGGATGTTTTGGTGACTTTATTTTAAGTGCTCCCTTTTCTTTATAAGGACAATTCTTTATAAGAATACTCTTTATATATATCTATTTATATTCTTTATACAAGGACTACTCTTATAAGAGTTGTTCTTTTTTTTGAGTTTTATATTTGTGAGTAAGCATAGTCAGTTTTTTTACCCCCCCCCTCTTCAATGAAAAGAGCTGAGTAGGGCAACTGCCGAGGGGTCTCCGCTTTTTCACCACGGAAATTTTTCAAATTTTTCAAAACTCAAATCATTTTCCAAAAAATCAGTTTAAATTTAACAAATTCCAAGAAATTTACATAATAGCACAGAGAGGTGATTAAAATGACTGCTAAAAAAAGAGAGCGACAGCTCAGAGATTGCTTTTCTAATCTTGATGCAACACAAATGGCAATTATCGAGCCAACTATACAGCAAGTCGTCTATCTTGAAGAGCAATTAAGAGCATTAAAGGCTGTACCCCATATAAAGGTGCATCCTACAATGCCAACTATACAAAAAATTACTCCAGCAGGGCGTTTATATAAGGATACATATAACTCTTATATTGCAGGCATTAAGCTTTTACTATCAGTCTTAAAAAACAACAATGTAGAAGAAGAATCGCCCCTTAGAAAGTGGGTTGAGAACAATGGACTTAACAACATACAAGAATAATAACTACTTGCAAGAATATTGGGATAAAATCCGCTCAGGCGAAATTCCAGTTTGTGCTGAGCTATATAGCGAAATAGAAAACTTAATCAAAGAGATTGATTCAGACGAATATATATTTGATACTCGTGAAGCTGACTTAAGAATAAGCTTTATCGAGTCCTGCTGTTACCATGTCAAAGCTCCCTATTATGGCAAACCATTTTTGTTAGACCTGTGGCAAAAAGCTTACATAACGGTACTTTTCAGTTTTAAGATTTACTTGCCAGTCGGCATAAATGCTGAGCAACAAGAAGTTTATGCATGGGTAAATAGGTTTAATGAATCCTTGCTTTTAATCCAGCGAAAAAACGGAAAAACCGCTTTTTGTGCGGCCTTAGCTTTGTCTGATTTAGCCCTTGGTAAAGCTGGCAGCAGTATAGCAGTTGCGAGCAATGATGATAACCAGTCTATGTTGCTTTATGGAACTATAGATAACATGAGGGCGATTTTGGACCCAAAACAGCGTGATTTTAAGCGTACCAATCGTTTGATATTTTGTAAATACAATAAAAGCGACCTCTATCGTTTGTCGGAGAAAATGAAGAATTTGGAAGGTCGTAATATCACCAGGGCATATATTGATGAGGTTAACATGATGCCCGCAGAGTCTGTTGTTGTAAATGCTATTAAGCAGAGTACCAGTATCCAACCCGCAGGAGATGTGCTTATAGTTTACCTTACGTCGGAGGGCTTTGTAGTAGACGGCTATTTAGACAACCTAATGAAAAAATCGAGAAAAATTTCTAAAAGAGAATTTGACGACACTGCTTCGAAACGCTTCCTCCCATGGATATATAAATGTGACAGCGAAAGAGAAGTTTTTGACGGCTTGACACACAAAGACGGCTGGAAAATCTGGCTTAAGGCTAATCCTTCACTTGCAAGTGGCGTTAAAAAAATAAGTTACATAAGAGAGCAATTAGAAGCGGCTCAGCAAAATAATATCACTCGTGCGTGGGTACTTTGCAAAGATTTTGGCATCAAAACCAGTTCTGCTGTTGAGTGGCTTAAGTCCGAATGGTACTCAAAGCCATGCGACCTTACTATCAAGGACTTTGCAGGTGAGTTTTGCATTGGCGGTGCCGACCTTGCCATGACCACAGACCTCTGTGCCCTTATCCTGCGCTTCCATCGTAACGGCAAGTACTATTTATATGGACATGCTTGGATAACACAAGATAAACTTGATAACGATGCTGATGAGGCAGAAGGAGCGAGGTACAAGGAGTGGGCAGAACAGGGATGGATAACGGTTGTGCCGGACACTACAGTAGACACAGCACTTGTAGCACAGCACATAGCAGTACTTAACGCAGAGTATGGCATCGTCCCACTCATCGTCGGCTACGATGACAAATTTTCCCAGCAGTTTAAGAATGCATCCGTTGGGCTATTTGAAATAGAAAACGTTCCGCAGAACGCTAAATCACTACATCAAGCCAATGTAATCACAGAAAATAGTTTTAGGTTGGACCAGTTTGAAATACTTGATAATAATGAGGTTGTCCGTTGGTGCCTCAGCAATTGTGCTGTTAGGTTGTTTGACAGCAATGGTAGTAAGTTGAGTCTTATAGTAAAAAAAGACGATAATAAGGCACGAAAAATAGACCTTGCTGTTGCGACGATTATTACGACGTGGATTTATTCCCAGCACAAATCGGAATTTGATTCTGTAACAAAAATGTAACAATTATGTAATGTATTTGTAACAAAAAAGTCCAAATTTTACTTAACACTTTTTAATTTTTATATATACTATCAGAGAATAAGTTTTCTGGCATAATTATATCTTCACAATTTCAGAAAAAACCCCTAATTTAAAATTCCTAAATTAAGCTTAACAGCTTTTATATAGATATTGTAAACATTCAAACATTAAAACATTTTTTGAAGGAGGTGCACTGCCAGTGGGTTTTCTCAAAAGCTTATTCAAAAAAGAGACACAACAAACAGGACAACAAAATAACGGATATAGCTACGCAACAGAGCTAACTGGCGGACAACTCCCTATTTACAGCAATGCATACAGAGACAATATTTACGAGGCAAACATCGTAACGCAGGCCGTAGAACTCATAGCGGGCGAGATGAAAAAAGCGAAGCCCGTACATATACAGTCAACACAGTCGGACATAAAAGTGATGGCCTCTTCGATAAACAGGGTTTTAAAGAGACCCAATCCACTCATGACAACGAGCGATTTTATAGAGCGTATGGTCTTTGATTACTACAAAAACTCCAACGTTTTCGTGTACCCAGTCTGGGACGGACTTAAGCTTACAGCATTGTATCCCATATATCCGATAATGACAGAGTACAGGCAGTACGCAAATAGCCCAGACGTTTACATATATATGAGATTTGCAGACGGTTCGGACTTGCTTACTAAGTATGACAGCATCATCCACATCAAACGTAGATATATATCTGGTCTTGAGGGTACACCTATGGACATTTATAAGCCAGTCCAGTTAGATGAACAGCTCCTTGAAAGTGTTTTGAAAAATAGCAGGACAAGCGTCAACGGAATTGTGAAATACGGCACAATCGCAGACCAAAAACTCTTAGATGAAAACGTGAAAAAGTTTGAACAGAACTTGCAAAGCGGAAAATCGGGGATTCTGGGTCTGAGTGGTACAACAGAGTATATCCCCGTAACCAGACAGGTTGCCATGGTCGACGCCGAAACCCTCAAATTCAGCGACTACAAGGTCCTTCGCAACATCGGCGTTTCAGTCGAGATGCTAAATGGCACAGCAACAACAGAACAAAAACAGAGCTTCTACGATAGGACAATAGAGCCCTTGATGATAACGTTCGGAGATGCTTTCACAAAAACTCTTTTGACAGAAGAAGCCTTTTATTCTGGGCAGTCGATTACTTTTACTCTTACAGACGGAGCTCTGATGAGTCCACACCAAAAAACAGAGATGGTCAACATCCTAATGCCTGCAGGTATTCTTATGGCGAACGAGATACGAGTTCTGATGGGATTACAGCCGCTAAAAGAGTTAGAAGGAGTTCGGATGGTATCACTCAACTGGGTTAACGCTGTGGATGACACCCGCAGTTCAGATACAAAACTCGTAAAAACGGAGGAGGGAAACAAAGATGACGAACAAGCTTGATACCAAAAAAATCGACATAAATCGTGCCCAACGTTGTTATAAAGCAGAAATAAGAGCCGCAACATCAGATGATGTTGATGCGGGCGAACAAAAAAAATATACCATACAGGGCGTCCCCGTAGTCTACGGAAGCGAAACCATAATTGGTGGGATGTTCAGGGAACGGATTGAACCAGGAGCCCTTGATGGTTGTGACCTTACAGATGTTCTTCTATCTATCAATCACGACGAAAAAAAGATACCTTTAGCACGCAGTCGTAGAAACAACGTTAACTCGACCATGAGGTTGTCAATCAACACCCAGCATGGTCTGGTTATAGATGCTGACCTCGATGTTGAAAGAAATAGCGAAGCATCCGCCCTTTACTCTGCCATAGAACGTGGAGACATGGACGGCATGAGCTTCGCATTCAAAATCGGCGAGGCAGTTTGGGAAGATTTAGACACTGATATGCCACTACGCAGAATCACAAAAATAGCAAAAATCCATGAGGTATCGGTCGTTAACTTCCCAGCTTACTCAGACACAAGCATCGAAGTTGCCCGTAGTGACGAACTTGCGCTGGAGAGCGCAAGACTGGAGTTGGAGAACGCCAGAAGTCAGTCGGTGGAGACCGAGGAAAGGGCAAAAGCCGAGCTTGAGCTTGAGAAAGCAAAAGCACTTTTTAAACTAAAATTTCTTTGATTAGAAAGGAGATTATTGCTATGAAAGATTTTTTAAACAAACTTATATCCTCAAAGGAAGCTAAGCTGGCTGAAATTAGGACAGCCATTGATACAGCACAGACTGCTGACGAAGTAAGAAAACTTACAGCAGATGCAGAAGTTATTGCCAATGAAATAGCCGAAGCAAGAGCGCAGCTTGCTAAGCTCGATACCCCTACTGGAGGGTTTAACCCCATCGCTACATATGGTGCACAACAAAGAAGCGGCAATCCTGAAGTGGATAATGACCCGACCAGTACCGTAGAGTACAGAAGTGCTTTTATGGCCTATGTAACTGGAAAGAGCAATGTCGTTCCGCAGCTGGAGAACAGAGCAGCACAGGACGGAGCAGTTGTCCCGACCATACTTGTTAACAGGATTGTAGAAAAGATTGAGACTGTCGGAACAATTTACAAACTGGTAAACCATACCAGTTATAGGTCTGGAGTAGAGATACCGAAGGCAAACTTCATGGCCGCAGCTACATGGGTGAGAGAGGGCGAAAGCAGCGATAAGCAAAGAGGCACATATGGTAAGGTATCCTTCATCAACAAAAAGTTACGCTGCGAGCTTGCAACCTCCTTTGAGGTTAGTGTACAGGCTATTCCAGCTTTTGAAGCTCACTTTGTCGACACTGTGAGCAAGGCTATGGTGAGAGCTATCGAGCAAAGTATTATATACGGCACTGGCGATGGCGAACCTCATGGCATCTTGAATACTGAGCGCTATTATGAACACGGGCTTGATGAACTCACCTATAAGGACCTCTGCAATGTTGAGGCAGACGTTCCCAGTGGCTATGATGCTACTGCTAAGTGGTGCATGACTAAAAAGACCTTTATGGCTATACAGGGCATGGTAGACTCCAACAAACAGCCTATAGCCCGCACCAGTGTTGGATTAGACGGTAAGCCTGTACCATATCTGCTCGGCAGAGAAGTTGTTTTTGCAGACAGCTATCTACCAAGCATTCAGCAGGCACAACCAGGGCAACCTTACGCTTTCATTTTCAACTTCAACGACTATGTGTTCAATACAGCGTATGACATCACAGTGGAAAAACGTACCAATTGGGACACCGAGGATAAAGAAATGAAAGCGGTGCTGCTTGGCGACGGCAAGGTGGTAGACAACAATTCTCTCGTGGTCGTACGCAAAATCTTGCCTCAGGGCTAATCAACAATAAGGGGCAGTAGCCACTCTGCCCCTCTTCTAAAAAGAGGCAGAGAGGAGGAGAAACGATGTTGGCTTATGAAGAGCTCATAGAAAAAGCAAAAATCCCAACTGGGCTGACAAGTGAATATCAGCTGCCAATACTGCAGGCACATGTGGACTCTCTAATAGCCTACATGAGACATGCAGGAGTTGCGGACAATGAAATCTATCAAGAGTATACCGTAACGTTAATCTGTATGTATATCAATGCAGTTCAGAACGGCGGGGACATGCCTCCTCTTCTCCAGTCTGCTATAACACAACTTGCACTGGTATCGGCTTTTAATGCATCTCAGGGAGGTGTGTAAACCATGGCATATAAACCTGAAACCATGTATATTACACCTTTCCGCCCTCTATATCCTGTTGCTGACAGTCGTGTAAACGGAGTTCCAACAAAAGCTTACGAAGAAGGTCCACTGATGTTTTGCAGTTTTAAGTCGTTTGGCGGAACAGAACGCACAGAGAAAGGCCTTACAGTTGTTGAAGACACAGCAGTTGTTGAGTGCTACTACGACCCCAGCATCACGTCTGGATGCCGCATAAAAATCTTAACTAATAATCAGGTTTACGAAATTTTAGGAACTCCAGAGGACATAGGAATGCAACACAAAACGCTTAGGTTTAAAGTTCGCAGAGTGGCAGGTGATACTTGATGGCAAGTATTAGAAGGGCCGGACGCATCGGACTTGACTTTAGCGGACTTGACGAAGTAATTGCCACTTTTTCCAAAATAGAAAAAGATGACGCATTGAAAAAAACAGTTGAAAAAGCCTTGGATGCTAGTGCGGACATAGTTTATAGTGCCATAAAAGAGGCTATGGCAAAAGCGACCGTAAACGGTAAGCCTGTAAACTGGGACAGAACTGGGAGAACAGCAGCCAGTCTGGAGGAGAAATACTTAACTGTCTGGGAAACCAGCACAATGGCGTACAAACCAGTCGGATTTAACTTTAAGGCAGGCGGTCTCCCCTCTGTCTTCCTCATGCACGGAACCCCACGCATGAAGCCAAATCGAGCCTTATGGGAAGCAGTTTACGGAAAGAAAATAAATGAGCAAATTTCTGAAACACAAAAGATGATTTTTCAAGAAGAGCTTAACAAGATTCTGAACGGAGGTGGATGATATGACGATGTATGAGCTTAAAAACAAACTCATAACAACATTGGAAAGTAACGGGTTCCCATGTTATTTACAGGGGAGTCTGCTTGAAACCCAGGAATATCCGCCGAAGTTCTTTACCTACTGGACAAATGCCAATGATGAGGTCAGATATGACAATAAAATTGCTTATTCAGATGTTCGATTTACAGTTTGTTTTTACTCTAACGACCCATCCACAACAGATGAAATTGTAGAAAACAAAAGACAAGAGCTTGAAGCAGAGGGGTTCTTGACCACAGCCCCGCTGGATGCACTATCGGATGAAAAAACCCATATTGGTCAGATGTTCGTGGTCACTTATAAAAAATTTTAAAAGAGAAAACGGAGGTAAACAGATATGAAAAACGGGACAGTTATTGAGTTTAGGGGTGTTAGAAACCTTGTTGCTGCAGAGGTACTAAAAGACACTTTGACAGAGTATGAAGTCGGCACACCGTTTAATGTCGCAGCTTTAGCGGAAATAGCAAAAAAGGTGGAAACAAGCAGCGCAACAAAGTACTACGATAATAAGCCTGCTTTGTCCCTCGCATCCGAGGGTGCAACCACACTGGACATAACTGTAGATGCACTCGGTTTGGATATAGTTGCCAAATTGACGGGGAAAGAGTATGACGAGGAGAATAAAGTTTTACTTGATAAGTCCGTCATAGGCACCAAGTATTTTGCTATTGGTTATGCAGTCGGGATGACAGACGGAAGTGAGCGTTTTGTATGGCTTTACAAATGTTCATTTGCGTACCCAGATGAGTCCAGTAAAACCGCAGACGCAGGAACTGACTCTACTGGACAGACACTTACTTGCACGGCTATAGAAACTACTCACGCCTTTGACTACAAGATGGGTGAAGTAGCCCAAAAGTCTTCCTTTAAGGGTCTTGTAGCAGAGACCGGTCCAAAAACTGAAGGCTGGTTTGACGCAGTGCAGACGCCAGACATCGTATATCCTCTAACGACACCGTAACACACGGGGACGGGTGTTTCCGTCCCCTATTTGTTAATTAAGAAAATTGGAGGGATTTAAAATGAAACTTAAACTTGATATATATGCTGAAAACGAAAAAGGAGTAATTGAGAAAGTTAGAACTGTAGAGGCTGACAGTGCTTTTATTCCCTGGAAGTCTGCAGTAGCCTTGGTTAAGGCGATAGATATTAAAAACATCAGCACACTGATTAAAAAAGCCACAAAGGGAGAGATTACTGACGCTTCCACGACTGATGAGCTCATCGATGTGCTTACATCCGTAGTTGCACAAAGTATAGATGAGGTATCGAAAATTTTGAAAGCGACATTCCGTGAGCAAAGACTCACCCAGGAAGAGATAGATAACTGCAATATGGCAGATGTTGTCAAAGTTATCTTTGATATGCTCATGTTCGTTTACAGCAAGACTGAAAATCCCCAAAAAAAAAGTTAAAAGAGAAAAAATCCTCAACTGAACCAGACCTTGAGCTCCATGAAGTTATGTTTTCGTTGGCACTCGACCTTTCAAAACAGCTGAACGTCAGCTATTTTGAGCTCATCGAGCGACCTTATGAGGAGGTCATGGAGCTCATCTGGGACTACATCAATATCATGGACAAAAAACTCCCTGCACAACAACAGAACATAACCCAAGGCCAGAGCGGAGTAGTCCGCAGACCTGCTACCACAGACTGGTGTTACTAATCACGATGATGAAAGGAGGGCATGAAAGTGGCTGACAATAAAACGACCCAAACAACAGTATTTAAAGCGGATATAAGCCAATTTAAAAATGCGATTTCTGAAGCTAACGCTTCACTTAAGACTGCAAAAGCCGAGTTTGAGGCTGCAAGTGCTAAAGCTGCCCTCATGGACGACAAAACGGCTGCGCTTGGTGCCCAGATGAACTTATTCAAGGCACAGCTTAATGCCGCTGCTGATAAAGTTTCGGCGTATAAAGGTCAAATTGCTGCCCTCAACGATGCGAACGAAAAAAATCGTGCGAAGCTGAAAGAACTTGCAGACACATATGAAAAGGTAGTAGCCGAACAGGGCGAGTCTTCCGAGGTTGCAAAGAAACTCGTGAAAGAAATGTCCGCTCTCGAAAAGACAATAAATGGTAACGACAAAGAGATTGATAAGCTTAAGATTAGCATGAACTCCGCTCAGGCAGAGGTTTATAAAGCAACAAAGAACATGAACGACCTCTCGAAAAGTATGGACAAAAACGCTGATGAGGCAAAGGGTGCTGGCAAGGAAACAAAAAACCTTGAGAAGGATGAAAAAAAATTAGAACAACAGCAAAAAAGCCTCAACGGCGCGATACAAAAAGGTGTAGCTGCTCTTGGAGCTTTTGCATCTAAAGCTGCAACTGTTGGTGTTAGTGCGATTAAAACTGGTATAGACCAAGCCATCAAGGGCTTTACAGCATATACAGCTGCGGCTGGAGCGGCTGCTACTGCTACAGTTGCTCTTACAAAAAGTGCAGCTGAGTACGCTGACGAGGTCAATACTCAGGCTGCAATCACTGGTATGTCCACGGAGCAAATTCAGAAGCTGAAATACGCCGCTGATGTGATAGACGTGTCGTTTGAAACAGTTTCTTCCAGTATGGCTCGTATGATACGCAACATGAACAGCGCCAGAACGGGAACTGGGGCAACTGCCGAAGCTTTTGCTAAGCTGGGTGTTTCCGTAACAGACGCAAACGGCAATCTGCGCGACAGCAACACAGTTTTTGAGGAGGCAATCAGGGCGCTCGGCAAAATAGATAACGAAACCGAGAGAGATGCCATGGCAATGCAGCTCTTTGGAAAGTCAGCACAGGAGCTTAATCCGCTTATTTTGGGTGGTATAGATAAACTAAAAGAACTTGGAGACGAAGCAGACAGGCTGGGACTGATTCTTTCTCAGGATGCTTTAGACCACCTTAACAGCTTCGGAGATAGTATGGATATCTTTAAAGCCAAAGCTGCATCCACAGGCAGGGTTATTGCTGGAGTTTTTGCTGGAGATTTAACAGACCTTACAACTACTATCTCCGATGCTCTCCCATCTCTCGGTGGACTCGTCGCAAAGCTCTTCTCTGGAGAAGATGTAGGAGTCGAATTGGATGTTGCTGTTACACAGCTCGGAAACACACTTCTTTCTAAAATAGAAAAAAGTGCTCCAAAACTTCTGAACGGCCTCAATGAAATTCTGTCTTCTCTCTTTTACGCTGGAGCCCGCAATATCCCAGCGTTCATGAGTGCTCTTGGGCAGCCGATGCTGGACGGGTTTGTAAACCTCATTCAGATGCTTATAACTTCTCTTCCACTGCTAATTAACAATCTTAGAGACAGCGTTATCCCAGCAGTTTTGAGCGCAGCCGTAAGCCTTGTTACTACGCTCACAGAAGCACTCCCAACGATGGTTCCGCTGGTTGTAGATGCAGCTCTTCAACTTCTTATGGGGCTTGTAGATGCAATCGGGCTTGTTATCCCGCCTCTACTTGCACAACTACCCATGATTATACAGACCATTGCCGATGCTTTAATCGCAGCCGCACCTACCATACTCCAAACTGGTTTTCAGGTGCTTATGTCACTTATAGATGGTCTAATCCAGGCGATACCCATTTTAATTGATTTTATATACGTGACGCTTATACCTATAATTGTTGATACGCTACTAAACAAAAATAACCTTAAGCAGCTCATCAATGCAGCTATACAGCTTATAATGGCTATTATAAAAGGCTTTTACCAGGCAGTACCAGCTATTATAGCAGCAATCCCAGAAATAATGGCGAGCTTAATCGAGGCGATTTTCGAAATAGACTGGCTCGGAGTAGGCTGGGAAATTATAAAAAGTATTTTTGACGGCATGATTAATGGCGTCAAATCTTTGGGTAGGGGCGTTGTTGATGCGATTAAGGGGCTTTTTGGGGGCAAAAGCGATATTGAGATAGGCGTCACTGACAAAGGTCTTGCACTACCTGCATCTAATTTGCCTACAAGTCTTAGCAATCAGAGTATTGTAAACAACAGTACCAATGTGACATACAACCAGTACATCACGTCTCCAAAGGCTCTGGATGCCAAGACAATCTACAGGCAGTCAAAAACCTTAATTAACAACTTTGCGGGGTGATATAGATGATTGACTTAAAAGTTAAAAACTCTTTCGGAGAGGAATTAAACCTATCCGATTATCCCGAACTTGTGATTGATAATATTGACGGCTTGAACCCGCCTGATGCTGAAATAATAACTAATAAATTTCAGCGCATAGGAACTGTCTTCTCCTCTTCTTCAATAGATGAGCGACATATAGTGCTTAAAATCCTGATACTTGGAAATGTGTCGCAGATGGTTGATTTAATGGATACATATTTTTTCACGGGAGACAGTGTTCAGCTTATTTTTAATGACACCTGGACAATAGATGGGTATGTCGAAAAATCTGAACGCAACAGGTTCTCAAACGAAGTGTTTCAGCTTGTTTCAGTGACTTGCCCGTATCCGTATTTTAAAGGTTCAGAAAAAAACATAACATTAATGAGGGATACGCCTGCAACAATTGTTAGCAGTTTTAATGGTGTTTTTAGCCCTGAAATCACAGTTATACCGACGGATGATATAAATATTTTCATCCTTAGAAATGGGACAAAAGAATTCAGAGTTACAAAACCAATGTCGGCTGGAGATGAGATTATTATTGACCTCGACAAAAAGCATTGTACACAAAACGGCGTCAATATCTACGACAGCTGCAGCGGAGATTGGGATGCCTTAAAAATAAAAAAAGGAACAAACATAATAACTACCCCTACTCCTGACATAATTGCAACTATTAAGTATCATGACCACAAGGCTGGTCTATAAGGAGGTGCCATAAATGATAGTTTTTTTAAATAAGCATTTAGAAAGGATTTGCGAGATAACTCAATATAAGAGTATCATTTGGCACATCATGGACCCCGTCAGTGATGAGCTTGGTGGCGATTTTGAGTTTGAACTGCCTACGGGACTGTATGATGAGGTTGAAGCTGACTATTTTGTTTATAACAGCGAGACTCCAGACTGGTTTGGTGTGGTCAAAGCTGTGGAAAAGCGAGATGACGAGGACGGCGTTCTTGTAAAAATCAGCGGCGTCATGGGCGGCGATGTTCTTTCCAGACGTGTTATATATCCGCAACAACAGTACCACGGATGGATACGAAGTGTTGTAAGCGATATTTTAAAAGAGAATTTTATTGCCCCTAAAAATATCAATAGAAAAATAGAAAATTTCAATTACGAAAGTGAAAGCGATGATAACTTTAGGGAACTTGTAAACCTTATGCTGAACGGAAACACAGTCGCTAATGCCCTAAAAGGTCTTTGCCTGCAGGCGGGATGTTCTTATCGCTTCAGGCTGGTGCAAAATGAGGACGGAAAATTTACAGGATTCTCTTTGAGGCTTGTTAAAGGAACGGATTTGAGCGAAAAAGTCATTTTTGATGATATTAGAGAAAACGTCAGTAGTTTCCACTACGCTAAAAACGTCTCTAATGCAGCAACTCACGCCATTGTAGGTGGTGGTGGCGACGGAGTTGACCAAACTATTGTGCAATACCCCGATTACTCGACAGAGGACACTATTGGACTTGGACGTAAAGAAGTTTTCGTTGATAAGAGCAACCTAACCGACAGCAATGGCAAGCTTGAATATGCAGCTTATATTGAACAACTTAAAGCAGCGGGAGTTGAGGAGCTTAAAAAGAGAGAGATATCAGAGGTCGCAGAGAGCGATATTGCAATGTTTGGCTATGAAATAGGCACACACTTCACCATAAGCGATATTGTAACCATAAGCAATTCAAAAATAAACGTCTCCTATACCTCCCGTGTTTTAGGTGTTGTTTACTCATATGCTCCAGAGACTGGTGAGTCCATGACGATTGAGATTGGTAATCTAGAGCTTGCTCCTGAACCGCCTCCAGAGGAGCAGATAGAGGAAGAAGAAGGCGAAGAGCCTGAAACCAGTACCAAGCAACCTCTTGGAGAGGGAAAAACGACTGCCTTTGACATCATAACTGGTATCATGTACGGAAATGATGGTCCAATAGAGGATTTTGAAAACGGATACGCTTCGTCATATTTTCTCGTTCAAAATGCGGATAATGTGGAATTTAATTTTGGGATTAACATAACGACTGGCGATAATCCTATAACTATGATGAGGTTTATTCTCACCAATGCTCAGAGATTGCAGCTTTACAATATAATAACCGAGGATATCCCAAAACTCCGCATGATTGTCATTAGTAGCGGCACTGCAGTGGGGGCAATACATTTCTCTTTCAAAGAGGAGATTTACGACGCAGAAAGTGGCAAATACAATTTTTACATCAATGTGTTTAGTTCTGGCATAGCTGACGGCTGCCATGGTAGCATAAACAGATGTTTTGCGATAAACAGAGATACAGTTCCCCCAGACCCTACTGGAGGTGGCGGTTATAACCCTTTTAGTTTTACCGATTACACTTATGAGCCCATGGTAATCGGTGGAGAAATCACAGCGGTCGATGGGCTCGATGAGTACACCTTTTATGCTATGTCGGGCTACCCAGATGCGGCGGAAACTGTAATAACGTCTGAAGACTATTGGGGCATATCATATCCTATTTTTAAGGAGTACAGTGTAACGTATCCGCACAGCATTTTAAAAATAAATGGTATAATTGTAAACTTCCCTGATGCTATCTATTTGGCAGACGGGTCATCTGTGACCATAGACATACTTCCAGAAACAGGATACATCATCGACAGTGTTGAAATAACGGCTCCTGGGTCAAGCGTAACCACTGTTGTCTCCAAATCCCAATACACGATAGATTCGCTTAATGGTTCGGTTGAAGTTTCTATTGATGTTGCAGCCGAATAGAAAGGAGGACGATAACTATGAGAGTAGAACACATGACGTTCAACTACCCCACAGAGGACACTGCACTGCAAAGTTTTCAACTTTTCATTTTTAGAAATTTTGCTGACCTGATTGAGTTTCACGGCGATTATGGTACAGGAGCGGATAGAGAAATTAAATTCAAAATCAAAGAAACTGGCATGATTTTTGGAGTAACACAAAACCAACTTCGCATATTTAACACATCTGGACAACTTATATATACTACAAGTATAAGCATAAAGGGCAGCACATATCAAGCCGTCAACTTTGATGGCCAGATAGCTCTTGTGTCGGATTATACACCAGTTTTGATGACGGTCAAGTTTAATGACGGCTCTTCAGGCATCCTGACTGGCACGACTTTTATTTATCATGAGCATCCATATTCTTCGGTTACAAAAGACAGTGGACTTAGCATGGGGCAAAAAACGAGGCTTGGGGCTATTTACAATACGCAAATTGATACAGTCCTGAAAAACATATTTAGTTTAACAGGGGTGTTTACTCCCAGCTTCCCCGTATACATGCGAGTTGGGGATGAGCTGCTTATCACGGCTGGAACAAGCTATGCTATATACCAACAAGGCAAAGGAGGCTTTTAAAATGAATATTTATGCTATAACAGGGGCTACAAAAGATGAGTTTCTCATAAATGCCAAAAACACCATAACCACCAGTATGAACGGTATACTAAGTTTTGCTAACGAAGATGAAAGCAATTTATGGTTTAACATAATCGGTTCTGCAAACTACCTCCGCATCAGAGTATCTGGCACAGACCCCTCCTATTATGTCGTCGTTGAGCTTAACAGCAGCAGTGGCGCATATATATACTCATTTGAAAGTACCTCTAGTCAGATTCTGTATTTTATCAAGTTCAGTGGTGGCGAGGTCGGCATCACGAGCTATTTGTCCTCGGATATCACAAGCTTTTTAAACCTCAGGTTGCGCAACCTTACGACTGGGATAGACTACACAGGGTATATGGTATCGGGCAACCTTTACATAGCCGATGTATACCACAGAGTAGATATGCTCATAACCAGAGGTACGGACGACTCCTTAGCAGTACGCCCGCCAATTTTTTTCCCGTATCTTTTTACAACAATCCAAAGTGGTCATGAGTGGATGTGGAAAAACGTACTAGGTACGTTTGTAAACTTTGGGGTACTGAAAAAGATGCTTTACAACGGTAGTTATTGGCGGCAGATAGAAAGCGGCAAAATATGCTACTATATAAAGGATGGTGAATAACATGATATCTAAAACGTATCTATATTATCCTGGATATTCTACGCCACAAGAGAGAGTGGATTGGGTAAAAAACGCTCTTGTCAACCACTGC